GTCCTGTAGTGCATAGATTCATACACATGCCCCACACCGTCTATATCATCGTGCTGTGCTAATATTTTCCGCTTGTAGGGAGTACACCTCCATGAAGTCCTGTCCATCAAACTTATTGGAAGCGGTACTCCCTCAATCATAATCAAATAATCATTCATACAATCCACCGCCTGTTCTTATACGATGATTTTTATTTGCTTCTACTGTCACAGCCACCAGCGCATCCTCTTTGACATTTGCATTGACATTCAGAACAAACTCAGAGAGGCCTTTTTCTATGGATCTGCTGATTACATCCGCCATTGATGCAGAATCCATACCGGAAGGAGTCGTCACAGGAGCATAAGCGGCATTTGCTGTCTCTGCCATCGTATTGCTGACAGCGTCAAGTATCTCTTGTGAGTGAGAATTAAATCCTATGAGATAACCTTCGGAGCTATATGCGCCAATCTCTTCAAACTTCTTTGAGGGGCTCTTGATCTCCAGCTCCGCCTTTGCCGCCTTAACTGCTTCTGCAGCCATCAGCTTGATAGTCGCTAATATCTCACCCTGTCCGGACTTGATACCCTCGACAATACCCGCTGTGATATTTTTACCGATAGGCTCAAACTGCTTTTTGCCCATCGCATTATCAGCGGTTCGGACAGCCTCTTCTCCGACCTTCTGAATAGCCGCATTGACATCGGGAGCCTTGCTCTCTATGCCCTGCTTTGTGGAGTCCATAGCCGTCTCACCGGTCTTTGTAAAGTCCTTCGCTTTGTTAGTGGTTGCCTCCTGCGCATCTTCCACAGTGGTCTCTGCAGCGGTGACTACTTCATTAGCTTTCGCTTCATGGCCTTCAACTATACCCTGAGCAAATGATTCACCGGCATTTGTACCGGCATCAAGGTAAGTATTGACGATATCAGCCGTTGCATCTGCCTTTAACTGCAAAGCCTCGTTATACTGCGCCACATATCCGGTCAGATCATCCATATTCAACAGAGCTTTGATATATCCGTTGCCCTGCGGTCCCATCTGCGCTAACTGCTCAAGGAGTGCATCGCCTTCGCCACCGATCTGATCAGCAAGAGCGGAGAAATTGTTTTCCCATTCTGTCAGACCTTCGATCTGGCTCTCAAGGTTGCTCTGAAGTTCCTGAGCAGTGACTTTTGTACCTTCATTAAACTGGTCAAAAAGGCTTATCTGACTCTCAATGGAGCTGTTGACAGCCTCAACAAAATCCTCCAGCTCATCCTCTGACATCTTGAGCTGTTCAAATCCGCTCGTAGCGCCTGCTGCAGCATCACCACTTGCAGTAGTTGCCGCTGCGTTTTCCGCAATCTTCTGCGTGAGAATCTGCTCTTCTTCGGAGAGGTCCGCTGTGGCGGCATCGAGTGCACTGATCTCGCCTTTTGTCTCCGCTACAGCATGACCAGCTTCAAGGAATGCATCTCTTGCAATAAGAGTTGCTTCTGTACTTGCTTCAAGGTCTCCATTCCATGTACTCTGTATCTCTGCCAGTCGTTCCTCTTCATCAGCAAATTGTACTTTTGCCTCAGCAAAAGCCGCCTCTTTTTCTGTCAGATCCGGAAGGAGCTTCTCTCTTTGTATATCAAGGTCAAGCTTCTGCTTTGCAATCTCTGTGAGTCGCTCTTGTGCAGCTTCAGCGTATGCCTGTGACTGCATCGCTTCAATGTTTGACTTGATAGCATCAGTGCTCATATTCAGAGCGCCGGTATGTTCATTTATTGACAGATTCAGACCAGGATAAGCGGCATTCAATTCGCTTATGATAGATGTCTGCTGTGCTATTGCTTCGGAGAATCCAGGAGCGCTGGAGTCCTGATACTGTGTATTGAGGCTGATAAGCTCATCAACAAGCCTATCACAGGCCGCACCCTGAGCATCAAGATCAGATATACTCTGTTCGTATGCCTGTTTGGATTCATTGACAGAGGCTGTGAGCTTACGTGTCTCTGCGATCAGCGGAGTGGTCTGCTTGTTAAGTTTTAGCTGTTCCTCTCCTGCCTTTGCCACGTTCCTGGCATATGCTACCATCGCATTGCCGGCTATCAAAACGGCTTCAGCTATGGCAACCACAGGATTGACAGCAAGTTCCGCATTGAGCAGTGCCTGCGCCGCCTGTGCGCCCTCTGTGGCTATCTTATATGTGCCCCATGCCTCTATCAGAGTGACAAGGACCGAACCGATTTCATCTGCATTGTCTATCAGCTCAGTAAGTCCATTGACAATCTGGGGCATATGGTCAACAAGGTCATCAACTACATCCGTGATGAGCCTGCTGGCAGATTCTCCGAGCCTGTCAAGGGACACACCAAGGTCACCATTGACAATAGCATCGTTAAGCTGTCCGATGGCTTCTGTGGCACCCTCAACACCATCTTTGAGGGAATCGTCAAAGGCATCATAGGTGGAGATTGCCAGACCTTCGAGAGCGCTCTTCAGAATGGTGATTTTACCCTGCAGATTGTCCTGCATGGTGTCCGCCATCTCTTTAGCTACACCGTTGCAATTATCCAGAGCAGACGAAAGCTTCTCCACATCAGATGGAGCGGCATTCATCAGAGCAAGGAAGCCTGACATCGCATTCTTACCAACAATAGCAGATGCGGCAGAGGCTTTCTCGGATTCTGACAGACTACTGAAAGCTACACGACAATCAGCAAGGATGTCTGACAGCTCTCTCATGGATCCATCAGCCTCTGTGGTCTGGATCACCACATCACCCATGGTTTTGCTGTGAATCTTGACCTCGCCATTCAACTCCTGCATGATTCTGCGGAGTGATGTACCAGCCTGTGAGCTTTTGATGCCAGCATTCGCCATCAAGCCTATGGCTTCGGCTGTGTCCTCTACGGAAAAGCCGAGTGCACCGGCTACAGGAGCGCAATACTTGAATGTCTCACCCATCATGGAGACATTTGTATTTGCATTACTCGAAGCCGCCGCAAGGACATCTGCAAAGTGTCCTGCATCCTGTGCCGTAAGCCCGAACGCTGTCAGAGCATCGGTCACGATGTCCGAAGTGGTGGCAAGGTCTTCACCAGATGCCGCCGCCAAACTCATGACACCCTCGATACCGTTCAGCATATCCTCGGTCTTCCAGCCTGCCATCGCCATGTAGTTCATAGCATCAGCCGCCTGGGAAGCGGAGAACATAGTTGTTGAGCCCATCTCTTTGGCTTTTTCCGTCAGAGCGTCAAGATCTGATCCGGTAGCACCGGAGACAGCCTCCACCTTGCTCATAGAAGCCTCAAACTGTGAGCCCATCTCTACACATTCTTTGCTTATATCCGTAATGCCTCTAACGAGTTTTTCAAGTGCCTGGTGCAATACCTGACCGGCAAATACAGCAAGGGCGGTCTGTCCGAATGACATTGTTTCCTGTTCGGCTTCCTTTACCTCGTTGCCATATTGGTCAATACTGTGAGCGGTTTTATCTGCTGACTTTTCAGCCTCCTTCATGTAGACATCATTTGTCTTGAGCTCATTGTCAAGGTCTTGCAGCTCTACATTCGCATAATTGAGGCTTGTCTGGTATTTATTTGTAGCGTTCTGAGCAGAGAGATAATCCTTCTGTGCTACGCTTAATTTATTTGACAGATCATTGACTTTTTGCTCCTGCTTGGCTATCTCTTCCGTAGCCTCAGGCATGGTCTGCCTCATCTTGTCGAGGGCCTTCTGCTCTTCCTCATACTCTTTTGTGAGTTTATCAACCTTTTCAGCGGCAGTGGCTTCTTTATTCGTAGCCGCTTCAAGGGCCTGCTCATAGACCTTGACCTTTTGAGCCTGCTGATCATACTGCCTCTGCAATACATTCTGCTTACTCGTCAATGCCTCAAGAGAGTTTGCACTGCTCTTAAACTGCTGTTCAACAGTCTTCATCTCGGAGCGCAAAGTCTTCTGAGCAGTATTGATATTCTGTATTGCCTGTCTATACTGTTGTTCGCCTTCGAGCGCTATTGATACGCTGACTTTATTCTTTCCAGCCATGTCAATCACCTGTCAATTTATAATACATCCAGACTCGCAACTTGCAGATCCTTCGCTGTCTGGTATACAATCTTATTCGTTTCAAAATTGTATTGAAGCTTCCACACTTCAAACAAATCTTGCCATTTTCCAAAGTACATATGGCGCACTTCGGAAAAGGTCAATCCCATCCTCATACCAATGATGTATATATAATCAAAATCTAACGGGTCTGGGCTTTCGACTTGCGGTCTGTCTGGGAGTTTTTTTTTCCGAACATACACCGGTCATATTCGATAACCACCATTGACCAAAGGTCATAAATTGGTATTTCAATGTTGCGGATGATATCCTCCGGTGCAAGGGTCTCTGCTTCCTTCCCAAGAGCCGCCGCATTTATTTCTATGCCCTCATTGACCATCAAAGACAGTATTGCGTTCATAGCATGGATATCAAAATGGATCCGCTCATAATCAAAGGTGCCATCCTCTCTGAATATCCTGTTCCCGTTAGAATCAAACTTTGGTCTCATACCTTTGAGCTTTAGCTCATACTCAAAAAGATTCTGATATTCGTTCTGTAATTCCTCTAACACATAGAGGTCACATTTATAGGGATATTTCTTCTTGCCGATTTGCAAGGTGTTGAGTTTTTCCATGATCTGAAACTCCGTAGAATACAAAAGGGAAGCCGTGACCTGTGAGGATACACAAGCCACGGCATTGTAAAGGGGATAAAAGTATATAGGAGGGCAGATTATTCCGCTGTCCTTTCATAGTAGGCGGTGCCATTCACTACAGTGGTGTCACCGGTCAGATAGTAAATGTATGATCCGGATTCTCCGGTTCTTACGTACCAACCTTCAGCTGCAGGATTGTCATCGGCATCGGGAGTTACTTCGGTGTATGTGCCAGGATCAGCAGAGCCACCACCAAACTGGGTAAGGATCCAGTTATAAGCTTCTGCAGCCGTCGTGAAGTTGGGAGATACAATCTTCCATACTCCATCAGATTCCTGTGCTACGGCTTTACCGGAAAGAGTAGGAGTACCGAAGGATATCGAATCACCCTTCGTGGTGTAGTCCTGAGCGCCTTCGGTAAACTTAACCTTGCACAGTACACAAGCCTGATACTTCTTTACGTTGTTCTCGATCTTGTCTACTACAAAACCATAACCAACGTAGGGAGAAGAGTCACCAGCTTTATGGGTAACTGTAGGATTTGAGCCTGTACCGGTTGCTGTGTGTCCGAAAAGGATCGTAGCAGCTACGACAGGGAGCGAGTCGATGGTTGCAGTGATATCTGCATCCGTAAACTCTTTTACGTACTCAGCGAGCACATTGTCAGCATAGAGTGAGCCTTCCTTTGAGTTGGGGGTCACGTTCGTAGCTGTCAACTTGCCACACTGGAAAATCTGGCCTGCTGCATAGGTGTTGTCAGCAGTCCAAGGGGCTATGATGGGTTTTGAAAGTCCAAAATATGCCATGATCTTATCCTCCTTGTGAGAATTTAGACTGCCTTCTGTATGTAGAACAGCAGTCGCCTGAGTTGTATCGTGTCTTTTACATCTTCCTCATCCATGAATACCTGAATAGATTCGATGTAGTAATCAAGGCCCCTCAGATAACTCTTGATGGCGGCCTTGTCTGAGAAGTAGTTATAATTCTCCGGTACGTAGTAGCTCAACTGGATAGTGGCTTTTTCGATGACCACATCATTGTCGGCTGCCAGTTCCGGCTCCTCGTTCTCGTAGGTAAACACTGCAAATCTCTGCTCTTTACCCTTGTATACATCCTGTTTGACAGGACATTTGATTATATCTTTAAGAGCTAAAAGCTCGGGATTCAGATTCATTCTGCGCCTACCTTTTCATTGTAAATATCCTGTGTTTTCTTCAAGACTGCGGCCTCGACAGCTTTCGCCGCTCTGTCAAGATATGGCTTTGCGGCTTGATGTGAGTTTCCATGCTCAAGCCACCATGCAATATCATTGTTGGTGAGATTGCGTTTACCGGTGCCGCTTTTACGCTTGCCACCCTTTGAGGGCTTACCGTAAACCGCAACTCCCATGATAAAGCCATCATCAATAGATTTGATGCCACCCTTCCAAGGTTTAAAGGAGTTCACCAGCTCTGTCCTTGTGTTATCCTTGATCACAGACCTTGCGCTGTCCTTTACGGATTTCTCAAGCAGAGGAGTACACTCTTCAAGCGCCTCTTTTGCTATCTCTTCAAAATCCGAGTCCAGCAAATCACTCATAAAGTCTGTAGGGATTTCACATTGAAATTTAGCCATCACTCAACCTCTGTACACAGTAGCTCATACTGATGTGTCTTTAAGTTCTTCACAGGATCCTTGATGAGATAAGGGACAGTATTATATATCAGTTTCTGCGGTCTGATACGCTTTGTGACAACCACATTCGGATAATCAACCAGGATCGGGCTACCCGGTCCGATGATCGCCGTTTCATAGTCATCTATATCAACCGCCAGCTTGATATCTACGTGCCAGCCCTCATGCTCACCGGTAATCTTGTCGGAGATTTTTACGGACATCTCGGTCGCTGATATCTCTTTCGCAATATCTACAGGCTGTGTGTCAAAACCATCTGCATCGGCTGAGCTGTCTATTGTTGTAATCAATAAAACCTCTTCAAGTCTCATGATCTGTAATCTCCACATCCTTGCATCGCATTACGAAGATTCTCATAGGCATCCATGAACTTGCCACTATTGCCCTGATAGTCTGCGTTGGCTTTGCAATAATACTCCACCGCTTTATCAATAAGCGGATCGTCCTTCGGCTCGCCTGTCGCATCTTTAACCGCAATCCCTGCCATCGTAAGAGCAGAAAGGCAGGAATTGATGTCCCTGCCTATCTGTCCGTCAAGCTTATTGTGTGTGATGCGCATCGAGTCTTTTATCATCGCTACGCTATACATAAGCAACCTCCTTTGTTATGAGGTCTCTCGCTCGTAGTATGTCGCACTCTCTGATACCTCTGTATCATCACTCAGTACAAAAGAGCCTGCACCGTCAGACTCCCACCAGCCTTCCTCAACAGGGCTCTCGGTTCCCACGGGGGTAACCTCAGTAAACTGCTTGGCCTGTTCGGTGAGGAATGAGGTAATCAGAGCCGATTTATTAGCCCCAGAGATGTCATATCCCAGCTCAAGCGCCAGCACCTTAATTTCCGCCACTGTCATGGAGTTGAGGTCTGATGCTGAGTAGATATCGTCACCGCTGGGGTCTATGAGTTTTTTACCGTCAGCGTTACAAGGCTGTTTTTGTCAACTACTGCACCATCAGCGAGCATGATGCACTTGGTCACTTCGTCATCGGTATCCTCATCGGTGTATCTCTTGATGGTAGGGTTCAGGTTAGTGTTGAGGAAGTAGTCTTCCATCCTGAACAGGAAAGCAACAACAGTGTCAGCTGCTACAGTTCCGCCAACATAAGCAGGAAGTACAGAGGTAAACTCTACATGTCTGCCGAACAGGTTGTAAGAGGGCTTGCCGTCGATACCGCTGTCGATCCTTGCGATAGGCTGCTTGTTGTCATCAACCATGCCAAGTACCTGAGATATAAAGGTCTTCTTATTCATCACATAGATTGCATCGTCATATCCCTCAGGAAGAGCTGCTTCCATGCCGATCAAATCAGCGAAGGTGATAGCGTTGCTCTCAGTTACATCGACATTCTGACCGGAAACAACAGTCTCTGCCAGGATGCCCTTAGGCTCATGGTATGTAGCAGCGCCACGGCCATTGATGATGGCAGCATCAAGTGCTTTTGCCATTGCCTGCGAGATCTGATCAACGATAGTACGCTCGAAGATATCGAGTGTAACTACGCTAACCTCAAGAGATACTGCAACCTTAACCTTCAGCTTGTTGTAAGCAAAGGTTACGGAACCAGCAGCCTTCTGCTGTGTATCGGTGTCGCCTCTCTCAGCAACCCATGATGCGGTAGGCTTTGCGCTGGAAGTGGGAACTACGACACCGCCCTTGTAATAGGTGCGGGTTACGAGTGCCAGGATGTTGCCTGACTTCTCGATCTTTTCAACGATTCTGTTGATAACGGTGCGAGGGATCACAGCTCCGACCTCATCGGTTGTGGTGACTTCATCGTTGTTGCTCATCCTGATGGGAGTGCCCTTCATGACATAGTTCATGAACTGCTTTCTGTACTCAAGATCGTTGTCCTGAGCCTCAACAGATGTCATTGTGACACCAGCCACGGAAACGGGAGCCTTTGCTGCGCCCTGGAGAGCTGCGAGATCAGACTGTCTCTGTGCGAATGACTCAAACTGTGCATCGAGGTCATTGACCGCCTGCACTGCCTTGTCATACTCGGCCTGATCGCCGCTCATGAGAGCCTGCACGTCATCAAGGAGTGCGTCTCTCTGTGCTTTGTACTCGTCATAATTCTTAAACATGACTTATTCCTCCTTTAAGTGATAAAAAGGTTAACTGGTTCTGCATCAGCCGGATGCGCTCTTTGCCGTCTTCTCCGGCTTTTTGCAGCGCCGCTTTAGCTTCTGCTTTCTGCTCCTCCGTCAGCAATATGCATTTAGGAGTAGCATTTTGTAATGTGAACGAGTCGGGGGTTTTAGTGTCCCGCTCGGAATCACCGATGATCTCATCAACAAAGCCGTACTTGATAGCCTTGTCTGCATCCATCCAGGTCTCCTCATCCATGAGCTCCAGGAGCTTCTTCGAGGAGAGTCCCGTCTTTTTGCGATAGACGTTAGATGTGGCTTTATCTGCGTTGTGCAGGATGCCGCTCATCTTGTCCATCTCGTTATGATCACCAACTGCGAAAGATGACACATTATGGATCATGTACTGTGCGCCTGGTGACATCCTCACTCTGTCAGCTCCGCAACAAATAACAGTGGCGGCACTTGCCGCTATTCCGGTCACGTCCGCCACAACTGTCCCTGCGTATGTAGAGAGCTCGTATGATATTTCATTACCCGCCCAAAGGTCACCGCCTCCGGAATTGACCTTAACTGTGATGTCTTCGCCGTTGGCCTCCTTCAGCTCTGCCTTAACCTTTTTGGGGCTTACTGCTTCCACTCCGAACCAGTCGTAAAACTCCTGTTCATCGTTCGGAATGATTGTCCCGTTAATCTCGATTGTCTTCATCGTCTATTCCTCCGTCCGGATTTGCTAATGTTCCGGTGTCTTTTCTCAAGAGCGCTGTGTCACCATGCTCAATAGGTGCCAGATTGAAATAAGAGCGCATCTCGTTCGGTGTCATCACACCACGGTCAACCAACTGCACAAGGTTGAGCTTGGTCGCTATGCTTGCGAATGTCAGTGAAGATGCTTCAAAGACTATCTCGTTACCACATGACCTCTCTCGTCTCGTGAAGAGCTTGCGGGTATACTCACCAGCCATCTGCATGGCGATCGGTGATATGTTTGCCTCGTAGTAGCTCACCCACTCATTTTCTGAGTAGTTGGAGTGAACAATGCGCTCGTTGGTGTTGAAAAATGCATATATGCGCTCTGTCTCTCTGTCTATCTGCGCCGCATTCGGTACAAAGTCATAAGGCTTGATCTGCTGTGCATCCACGTTGCTGTTAATGGCTGCAACACCGGTTGCCTTGTTCTGTATGCTCAGATAATTATCTGCAAAGTCCTGTGCTCTCTGTTTGAGGTCATCGTCTCGGATTGCTGAGGTAAACTTTAAAAGCCACTTAATGACAGATGAGTTTTTAATGGCATTCATGATCCCTTGATCCGTGATGCTCACAACATTCATCAGACCAACAAGAGCGTCCTGAGGATTGTCTCCGAAAATGTCATTAAAGAAAAAGTCATCCCTTAAGTGGATAACCTCTGTGTACGGCACCTCTAAAAATTTGCCATTTTGTAGATAGAATTTGAGATACAGTGTCCCGTCTTCGGAGTAGATCGTCTCAACCGATGTGCACGGTATCGGATACAAGCCGACAGGCTGTCCGAGTGTATCATACAGGATCAGTGCAAAGGCATTACCATTTAGCTGTAACTGGTTCGCCATCTTCTCCTGGAAGACCTGACCGGTCATGTACTCGTTAGGCTCTTCCAACAAAAAGCGGATTGATGCTCTCGGATTAACCTTGATGTCCTGCGTTCCATCGGGCTTGTACGTCTTTAGGATGTGCTTTGCCACGATTTTACCGATGGCCTTCGTTTTCGGCTTGATGCAGGCCCTCACGATGTCCGACTGATATAGTCTGCCGTTCCATTCATAAAAACCATTACCTACATCCGTAATCATTCGCATGATCACTCTGTCTATGTGCTTATTGCTAAACATGCTTTTTATTCTGTCAAAAAAATTCATCTGTCTATACCTCAGATCAGTGTGCGGTAATCATCCAGATTATCCTCATAGCACACATAAGCATCCAGCAGACCGGCAAGGCCGTCTATTCGCCTTGTAGCGTTCCGACCTTTGCAAGGCTGGATGTTGTCGTTTTTATCTCTGTCAACCTCAGTGTTGGTGATGCACCATTTGAGGATTGGATTGTTGTTGTATACGATCCGCTTTTTAGCAAGGTCAGCACCGAGGCTCTTCATAGGAGCTGACAGAGTCTTTTTACCCTGGTGTACTGCCTCCATGACCGAAGCTCCGAAGATGCTTGTCATCTCATCCACAAAATACGTTGCGCTCCATGCGTCATAGCCGACTTTATAAAGATAAATGTCATACTCGTTTTGTATCTTCTGGAACCACTGAGTCACGTATTTATAATTGACCTTGTTACCAGGAGTCAGCGTCACAAGTCCCTGCTCATGCCACAGATCATACGGAATCTGATCCTCTTTGACTTTCTTCTCCAGCAAATCCTCCGGAAGGAAGTACATTTGAAGCACGTATATATGATCATCCTCAGGCACCTGGAAAATGACCGTTGCATTTGTGAGGTCTGTCGTAGATGACAGATCGACACCACCTATACCGTACCGAGGATGTAACTCTTTTACATCAAATGTCGCTGTGTTATTGATATCATCAAAAGTGAGCCATGCTTCCGTCGATGTCTCTCTGATGTTAAATTCTTTACATACAAGATTCTTCACCAGAGCCGGATTCATCTTTGCACGTTCGACCTTTGCCGCCAGCGTGTCTATATTTTTTATGGTTCCGAGCCCGGGGTTTGCCTTTTTCCAGCATTTCGGATCAGTCCACTCAGATCGCTTGTCGAGTTCATACACAAAAGCCAGTCTGTGTATGTCTTTGTATCCGTCCGGATCGTCATAACCATTGATGAGCCGTGTGGCCTCTTCATACTTGAGGTCATATATATCCTCTCTGATCGTACCTGCTGTGGATGTAATGAAGATGAGCGGCTGCTCTCTTGCGGCTATGCCATCAGCCATGATGTCATACAGAGCTTTGCCGTCCTTCCACTGATGAATCTCATCCATGAGACAGCAGTGCACGTTAAGACCGTCCAGCGTGTCCTTGTCAGATGCCAGAGGTCTAAAAAAGCCGTCATTGAAAGCGTCGGATGACAGCTCTGCAACAAGCGGCTTGATCTTTTTTCTCAGTGCCGGGGATTTCATCACCATGTGCTTGGACTCACCCCAGATGATCTTTGACTGATCTTTTTTTGTTGCCACGGCAAAAACTTCCGGGCCCGGCTCACCATCACCGATGAGCATGTACAGGGCAATGCCGGAAGCCAGCAGTGACTTCCCGTTTTTCTTTCCGACGATCAGCATGACCTCACGGTACTGTCTGACGCCGTTTATATCTATGAATCCAAAGGTGGCGGCGAGCAGGGCCTTCTCCCAGAGTTCCAATCTCACGAGCTTACCGCCCTCTTTGCCTTTGGAGTGATGACAGAAGTTTTCGAAAAACTCGATAATATGATTGGCCCTTTTCGGTGAGTAAAAATACTCCCCAGGATTCTGCGCACAATCAACCAGATGCTTGTATGTTTTATAAACCTTATATGAGACTACCTCATCACCCGACTTGATACGCTCCCAATATCTCAGGATTGGATTGTAGTCTTCGGGATATCTGATCATACATCCTCACGGCCTTCGACAAAGTCATCGAAGACATCTTCTTCAACAACCGGCTGTTCTTTGACCTTGGGGAGCATTCCATCAAGCTGCTGCATGATTTTGTTGTACTGCGTTGAAAACTGCACGTACAAATCAGCCTGCGGTCTTTTCCGGTCATACGGATCCTGTGCACCCTGTTTGAATTTCTCAACATAACCATTCTCGTCAAGATATTCCTCCAGATCATGCATCGATACCCTGATATAAGCAGCCCTCTCAATCAGCCCCTGGGCGATTGCCTGTTTCCTGTCCGGTAAATCCTTGTAAATCTCCGTGAGTCTTTCCTTCTCTTTTTTGATCTTTGTTGATTTCTTTTCAGCCATACTAAAATCCCCTAAAAACGACTAAAAAAAGGGGGGTTATGCGCCCACCCGTGTGTTAGAGCGAGG